ACAATGGTGTGTACGAAGTTCTGGACAACAACTAAGAGGAGTTAAGATTATGGCATTTTCAGCATCTGGTCTGACCCTTGTTGGCGGTTCATCAGTACAGCGTTTGTGGATTTACACAACTGCTGACACAATCGCTGATGTAAACACAGAAGATTACTTTCTTGACGCAATCGACATGATTCGCAAGAACGATGTAATTACTGTTGTTTCTTCTACTGGTGGTACACCTGTAGTGTCTCATGCTTATTGCAATCAAAGTGATGGTACAAACATTGACATCATCAACGGCGTTGCAATTACAAACACCGACTCTGACTAATAGGAGTGGGGGGCTTCGGCCCCCCATTACCAAATGTCAACAGTAGCGAATTCTGGAATTGATATAGCGTCACGCGGCCTGATTTTGATTGGTGCTGAACCTATCACATCATTCTCGTCTGACAGTACCGAAGCCCTTGTGGCTTCAAACTTGTATGAGGACACAGTTCGCACAGCTTTGTGTGCAAGCCGTTGGCGTTTCGCAACCAACCAAGCTGCATTGAACAAGCTGACACAAGCACCAACTGGCCGGTTTGATGTAGCTCATCAACTGCCTGTCGATATGTTGATGCTGCATGCCGTAACTGTTGACGACCAGTTAATTGAATACACCGTGTATGGCGACAAGCTGTTTCATGATGTTGTGACATCATCAGACATTGTTGCTGATTACACATACAGAGCAAAGGAATTGGATTTCCCCAGCTACTTTACACTGGCTGTTGAATATTCTCTTGCATCGTCATTCGCACTTGCAATTGCCCGTGATGAGGCAATGGCACAGATGATGGAGCGCAAGGCTGCACAGTTAATGCAGCAAGCCAAAACTCTGGACTCACAACAACAAACAACACGCAGATTGGTGACATCAAGGTTTATAGCTGAAAGGCGTAGTTAATGCCCCGTATTCGCATACCGCTGAACAACTTTGCCTTTGGTGAGATAAACCCATCGCTCACATCACGCATTGACAGCCCTGTGTACACACAAAGCGGGGAGTCTGTGAAAAACGTATTTATTCGTGCAGAGGGCGGCATCATCAAAAGACCGGGCACGAAGCGTCTTTATAACTTTACACACACTTACGATAGTGCGTTGTCTCAGCAGATACGCATTGAGCCTTTTGTGTTTTCGGATGACGAGAAATATGTCGTTGCTTTCTCAAGCGGTCAACTTGATATCTTCCGCATCACAGTCTCCACAAACGCTGTTAATCACATCCAGACAATCACTGCTGATGTGGATAGCAACAGCATCCCTATTGATAACACCAACCTTAATCAGTTTACATATGCACAACGCGGCGACTTTATGTTTATTGTGCACAGTGATTTTCTTTGCCGCCAGCTTGTACGAACAGGCTTAGAAACATTTGAGGTGCGTGTATTCGCATTTGATGAATCAATCGACAGCAACCGTGTCTACCAGCCTTATTATAATTTCCAAGCATCAGGGGCGACAATCACATCCAGCCATACATCAGGCACGGGGCGAACATTCACGACAAGTGTAGATTATTTCCATACAGGCGATGTCTCTACTGCTGATGTAGATGCAGAGGACATTGTAAATGGAACAAGGTATCGAATTAAAACTGTGGGCACTACAGATTTTGCTGCGGATTTTGGAGCAGACAGTAACACTGTTGGGGTTGTGTTTACAGCAAACGCTAATGGCTCTGCATCTTCTGGCACAGGCACAGCAGACGCTGTAACAGCACCAGAGCAAATCGGTGTGCGCCTGCTGGTTGGCGACACTGAGGTTGTTCTTACCAACGTAATCAGCGCTCGCAAAGCTGTTGGAGATATCAAAGGAACGCTCAAGGTTCAATTGGACATTGATGCGCTGCAGACAAAAAAGGACTCAAACAAAGTGGAGGTGACACATGCACTTCACGGTTTGGCCTCTGGTGCTGCGGTCACTATTGCTGATGCTGGTGGTTTGGGCGGCATTACGGCTTCAAACATTAATGGTTCACGAACTATTAGCCGAATTATCGATGACAACAAATATGAAATAACTGCTGGTGCATCTGCCACATCAGAAGCGCTTGGTGGTGGCTCACCCACTGTTGAATCCAAGGCGGCAACAACTGAATGGTATGAGCAGTCATACAGCGCCCACAGAGGCTTCCCAGCAGCCGTCACGTTCCATGAGGACAGAATGTGGTTCGGCGGCACAAACAGCCAGCCAGACGGCCTCTGGGGCTCAAAGACAGGCGAATATTTCAATCATGATATCGGCAAGGCTGAAGATGATGATGCGTTAGACCTTGATTCAAACATCGGTGTAACAAACCAAATACGTCATTTGGTATCTAACCGTGACTTGCAGGTGTTCTCATCACAGTCTGAGTTTTATCTGCCGTCATTTACAGACAAGCCAATCACGCCATCTAATGCAAAGATATCAGCGCAGACACCGTTTGGTACAGGCTTTGTTAAACCACAGTCACTTGATGGTGCAACTTTGTTTGTGCAGGGCACGGGTACTGCTGTGCGCGATTTCATCTATTCAGATGCTGAAGGTGCGTATGTCGCCAACATGGTATCATTACTGTCATCTCATTTAATATCTAACCCTGTTCAGCTTGCCACTGTTAAAGGCTCACTGGACCGCCCAGGTGCTTATGCCTTCTTCTTGATGGATAACGGTGAGATTGCTGTGTTCTACAGCATTCGCGCTGAGAAGCGTGCAGGCTGGATGCGTTGGGATACAACCGGCAGATTCCATTCCATCGCATCTGTTGATGAAGACTTGTATGCAGTAAGTGTTCGTGATGATGGCAGCGGAACAAACAAGCTGTTCCTTGAGCGTTTCCAGACAGACATGGATATGGACTTCTGTGATGAGTTCACAGGCAGCGCTGGTGTGTTTACTGTCAGCAGTCACTTTGCCAATGGTGCAGAACCTGATGTGACTGACGGCAATGATTATCTCGGTGACTTCACTGTTGCTTCTGGTCAGATTGACACTAGCGCAGTCAAAGCATCAGCCAGTATTCAAGCTGGATACAAGTTTGTGCCAGAGCTCAGAACGCTGCCTCTTGATGGGCAGGTTGTTGGTGGTCCTCTGACTGCTCGTCCACGCCGTATTGCTCTGGTTGATTTGGATTTGAACGAAACACTCAGTGTGTCTGTGAATGGCACAGACATGATTATCCGCAATGTCAACTTCGACCCATCACAACCGCGTGTGGCTGTGACCGGCAAGAAAGAGTTTCGTCCACTTGGTTACAGCAAAGACCCGCGTGTAACCATATCGCAGAGTGCGCCACTGGCTCTGCAGATTAACGGCTTGATTGCAGAGGTAGCGTACTGATGTTTGGTTCACCTGAAATGATGATTGCCAGTTTTGCGATTCAGCAAGTTGGCGCTCAACGTGCAAGAAGCGCACGAAGCTCACAGGCTGCGGCACAAGCAGCACAGTATGAACAGAACGCAAAGTTCGAGCAGCTAAGAGCATTGCAAGAACACAATGCCCGTGTTGATGCATTTAGCGCTTATGAGAGCACGGCAAATGCGGTTCGTGGTTTCAACAACCGTTCAACAAATGACAGGTCACTTAAGGCTCGCGTGAAGGCAGGCAAAGATAAAAACACTGATGATCTAAACAGAGGCAGAGTGCAGACATTATTCACCCAAGGTCGGCAACGGTTTGCAGCAGCAGACACAATGTCAGCAGCAGCAACAGCCAATCAGACCAGTATCTTCAACAGTGGGGCATCTGCTCTTGATGTTATGTACAAATACAATCAGGTGACGTAATGGCAGAGGTTAAAGCATTTCAATCGCAAGCGGTTTTTAACAAGCCTATTGGCGTTGTAAAGCCATCAAGTGCAGGCGTGCAGGCAGCGCAGAGCATGGAGCGCTTGGGCGCTAACATGGTCAATAGTTTTTACAAACGTGCTGTTACTGAACAGCAGGCGGTTGGCCAATCTTTTGCCGGTAAGTTTGCCGTCAGAGATGAAAAAGGCCAGCTTGATATTCGTGACATTGATGCACAGCTATCGCCTGTTGCGCGGCAAACAGCACAGCCGTTGATAGATGAAAACTATCGCAAGGCGTTGTATGTTGACATGAAAAACGAGGCAACTCGTCTTCGTGCAGATCACAAGAATGACCCTGATGGTTTTGATACTGCTTATTCTGCATATATAAACAAAACAAAAGAGCTTGTTGGTGATAGGTTTGGCAGTTTTGTAAATGATGCAGGTTCCGCGCTTGCCGGTGAAAACACAGCAGCTTTATATGCAGACCAGCTTGAGGCTATTGATGCCAAGGCATTCAAAACAGATTACGACATTCTTGACCAAAGTTTTCAAGAGGTAGCAGCAAAGGTAAGCTCTGGCGTTCTTGATGCCGGTATGGCTGGCATTGAATACAAACGCATCGAAGCTGAGATAGATAAGTTTGCAGAGCGTCACTCTTCTCGCTTGTCTGTAACCGCTATCCCAGAGATGCGTACACAGTTTAAGCGTGCGTATTTTGGCGCAAACATTGAGCGCACACTTACTCAGCTATCTGCATTGCAGAGCTTTCAAGACCCAAGAGCAAAACAAAGCCTGACTGTATCGCACATCAACGCAATGGAGCGTGCGCTGCAGCAGGGCAGCTTTGAGGGCATGAACCCTGTTATCAGAAAAAACCTAGAACAAGCTGGTTTTACTGAAGCGCTTATCAGCAGACAAAATCTTGACGCTGAAAGCGCACGGGTGATTGCATCTGACCTTTCAACATACGAAGGGAATCTATCTGAACAGTTTACTGCAGAAGCTAAAGGCAGGCGAGCAAACGCTTCTCTTGCTGCGATGGCTCAAGGTCAGGCTGTTTCTCAGAGTGATGTAAATAACGTGTTTGAGACACGGTATGGCATTTACTCTGCACAAGATATGTTTAACGAACTGCCAGCATTGATGACGGCTGACACAACAGAGGCGAGAAACTTTCGTCAGCTTCTGCTGAAGGGTGATAGCCCAATGCCAAAAGCATTGACTGATTTGTTTGAAGACACAGACCAGTTAGCTGTTATTGCGAATAACAATCAGCTTGATATGTATCTTGATATTTACCGGCAGGGCACAATCCGCATGAGCAACGGTGTGGCAACCACAGTTGAGCGCGGCTTGTCAGACAAAGCCATGCTGAATATGGCTGAGTTAAATGCATACAAAAACACTGTGACTGATGCGCCTTTCTCACAGTTCTTTGAAACTAAGAAAACATTTGACCGCATGCCAGAGGCAGAAAAAAATGCGGCAATAAAACAACGCTTGGGTAAAGATGAGAGCTTCAATCAGTTTGTTGCTAATTCTGTATCTTCTGATGTTGGCGCAGAAGAGTTGGCGTTTTACACATCATACGCTGATGAGCTTATTCTGATGCACGGCAAGCAACGCGCAAGAGATATTCTGCAAGAAGCAGAAAGCAAAACCTTTACCGACACAGATAAAATCTTTGGCAAGTCTCGCTCTCGTTATGCACCAGAGCGTGTGTACTCAAACAAAGAAGACCAGAGTGTGTTTGTAAATCATGTCAACAAACAGATTGCTCGCAAAAACCCCAATCTAAAATATGGCGAAGATGTGTTCTTGGTCGCAGACCCACGCACATCTCCGGCAGCACCCACATATATGCTGGTCGATAAAGATGGTGTGCAGTTGTTCGCCGGTAATGACGCCTTGATGGTCACGCCAAACGCTGTGTTGGCTGCGCGTGCTGCACTCAGACAGACTACAGTTGAGCAGTTGATGGGTGATATGCAGTCTGCGTTTGACAGGCAAAACAACATACGCAGCGGCAGTGAAACTGCCAACCCTGTGCAGCGTAGAGTTAATCAATCTCAAGACCAATTCTTAGATGATATCAACAGGTAGCGCTGATGATTGACGATAATCAAAGAGACTTCTTCTTAACAGTTCCAGATGACATGCGCAGCGCCATGCCTGTTGGGTTCTGGGAAGGTGTCACTGCTACTGCTGCATATAACAATATGCCCATGTATGAGTGGCATCAGGAGCGCCGCCGTTTCTCTTCTCGGCAGCGTGATCCAAACTTCCGTCCAATGGAGCTTATCCAAGAGCGGCATCTGCCATATTACAATGACTTTCTGCGTGCCAAAGATGAAGAGCATTTCAGATACATTGAGAGCCGTGTAGATGATGCGCTCATTCGCAAAGAGAAGATGGCTGGTGCAGGTGTTACAGCGCAGATAGTTGGCAGCACAATTGACCCGCTGTTCTTTACAGCGTTTGTGCCCGGGCTCAACATGGTTGGGCTTGGCAGAACAGTTGGGCAAGCAGCCATGCGTTACGGCGCAGCAGGCGCTGGTTATGGGTTGGCATCTGAAGCGCGGCGCGCACCATTTGCTGTTGGTGATGATGAGTTTGAAAGCACAACTAACATTGCCTCTGCTGCTGTTGTGTCTGGCTTTCTGGGTGGCGGTCTGAAGGCTGTGCCGGGGCTTATGCCAGCAGCCAAGTCTTCTGTAAATAAAGTGAACCGCATGATGCGTGGCGAAGATGTGCCCCACATCTTTGCAGAGGACGGCACACCGCAGCCAATGGTCAATGGCGATGAAGTGTATGATGCCAAGATAAGCAACCCATTTGGCTCGTTTATTCAACGCACATTGGATGACCCCAACATACCGCAATATGTTAAGGAAATAGGGTTAAAGTTAACATATAACTCATCTGTGCCAACGAAAGGCACAGCACAACAGGCTATGCCGCAGTCAGTATTTCAGCGTGGCGCTGTGTATGAAGGCGATGCATACGCCATGATAACAAGGCTGGAAGACCTGCACAGAAGCCAAGCACAAGGCACAAAACAGATGCGTGTGCTGGGCGCTTCAACATCTGACTTCAACCCTTTTGATAAGTCATTTGATGAGTGGTTTGAAGATACTATCACTCGTTATCTTGACCTTGATAATCCAAACCCTGCGATATCCAGACAAGCTAAAGATGGGCTGACTTCACAGCAGGCAGAAGCACACACATTGCTCAACGACTTCTTTGTTAAGTTTGATGAGGATGCACGCTTTGTTGGTCTGCTGAAAGATGACGGCAAGATACGGGTCGAGATTGAGGATGTGCAATCCAGCATTGATACAAAAGCAAAGCGGTTGGCTGACCTTGAAGAGCAAATCAAAGGGCAAGCAAATGCCGCCATGACAAAGAAGCAGCGGAAACTCATGGATGATTTAAACCTTGAGATTGATGCTGCAAGAGCTCGTCTTGTTAATCTCGAGGATGCGCTTGATGCGCCGACCAGACGTTCATTTCGTTTTCCAATCTTTTACAACAAAGAACGGCTGTCAAAAGACCAAGCCTTTGCTGACGAGTTTATTGCTGACTTTACTGAGCATTACAAATCACAAGGCATTGAGGGTGCAGAGGCATCAGCCAGAAGCACACTCGACACCATCTTGGAAGTAGATGCAGAAGAGCTTGTTGATGTACGCGCCACTAAGGCTGGCGGCTCAAAGCATCTGCGGCACAGAAAAACCAATGTGGACGAGTGGCGTGCAAACAAATACATGGTGAAGACACCAGACGTTATTCACAGCTATGCAGAGCGTATGGGCAAGCGCATTGAGTTTGCGCGTGCGTTTGATGGCAAGACATTCGATGACATCCTGTCTGAGATTGAGGTAGCCATGCGCAAGACGGGGGCGAATGACAAACGTATTGCTGAAGTCAAAGCTGGGTTTGTTGCAGAGCATGACCGCTTGATGGGTGCATTGCTGCGTAACCCTGACCGCTTTGATAATCAGCTATCTAAGTTCAGCAAAAACTATGCAGGCTGGACCCTCCTGGGCGGTGCAGGGCAATCAGCAGTCACAGATGTTGGTTCTGTTGTTATGGCGCATGGTCTAAAAGATACATTCCGTGCTGCTGTAGCTGGCATGTTTGACCGCTCTACCGGCAAGCTGTTCAAGAACGCACAGGATGGCGGCGCTGCTTTGGATATGATTCGCAACGTCACACAGCGCAAGCTGCTTGGCGATAGCATGAAGCGCATTCAGCCAAACGCATTAGAGCGTACACAAGAGATTGGTAATCGCTTTATGTACACAGCTAACGGGCTTGGTCCTTTAACAACTATATTTAAGTTTACTGACTCTTTGTTGGTGAGTGACAAGTTCTTCAAGCTGTCAAAGCAGATGGTAGATAAGAAGATATCGCCGCGTGACCAAGAGTATTTGTTTCGATATGGCATCGATGCAGACTTAGCCAAATACATCTCCGAAATGCCGTTTGAAAAAGCAGAGAAAAGTAACTTCATGCTGGCCAACACAGATGCGTGGCCGTCAGCAACGCCAGCAGAACGCAATATGAAGCGCAGGTTTCAAGCTGCGATGACTGCACATACAGATAACTCTGTTGTTATGGGGCAGTTGTTTGACCGTCCAGTTATCATGGATGGCGTTGTGTATATGAAAGACAACCCTGTGTTTGCAGGCATGAGGAAGAAGTTTCCAAACCTGTTTGAGGTCGATGAACGTGCGTCAACAGCAGGTCAGAAGATGGTTCGCATTGAAACCGGCACAATGACCATACCTTTTACGTTCATGAACTTTGTGTTTGGCGCAAACAATAAAATCCTTGGCGCTATTCGTGACCCTGCTCGTCAGTACAGACTGCAGGGTATGGCAGCGCTGATGGGAATGTCATACCTGTCACTGCACATCAAATCGCCTTACTGGTGGAACAACGACCCTGACAGTCAGGACGTACTTGCACGGGTTATTGATCATTCTGGCATGCTCGCCATCTATGGCGACCTTGGTTACATGGGCTTGGGTATGGTCGGCAACATGGCTGATTATCCAGAGGACTTCTTCCTGCAGCCTAAGTTTGTTAGCCCCAACAAAGATGAGCGTTTGGTCGATGGTTTGGTTGAGCCTTTTGGTGCGCCTGTTGATATTGGCGTTGGCATGGCACGCACCGCTCGTCACTTCTTCAACGGTGATACAAATGAGGGTGTTGAGGAATTACGGCGTGTGTCGCCGTTCTTGGGGCTGCCAATGATAAAAGACGATGTAAGAGAGCTAACCAGAGAGTTTACGAGGGGCAGGTAATTGTGCGTGGCGCACTGCATTATTGCATGATAGAGGAACAAAATGGCTATTAATCTTTCGGATAACACACCACGGCAAGAGTACACTGTTTCGGATGGCAATTCGCAGCAGGTTTTTGCTGTGCCTTTTGAGTTCTTTGCTGATGGTGATCTGAACGTCTATCAGGATGGCACGCTCAAAACACTGACAACTCATTATCGCACTGCTGATAACAATGATGCATCAGACCCTGATGATCATACATCAGGCGCAACTGGTTACATTCATTTTACATCTACCATCACAGCTTCTGGTGCAGATGTTAAGATTGTTATCACAAGAGCGATTGATATTGAGCGTACAACTGACTTCCCAACATCTGGTCCGTTTGACATTGCCTCTCTGAACACTGGTCTTGATAAACTCATTGCCATTCAAGCTGATCTGAATGATGACATTGGCCGTTCAATGCGACTGACAGATTATGATATTGCTGCCAATCTTACGCTGCCGACTGTTGATAACAGGAAGGGCAAGGTGTTGGCCTTTAACGCATCAACAGGCGCTGTTGAGTCAGGGCCAACGATTGCCGACACGCAAACCGTTGCTGATGCATCTGCTGATATTGCAACGCTGGCAGACATTGAGGATGGAACAGACGCAACAGACGCCATTCAAACTGTTGCAGGCATCTCAGCGAATGTTACGACTGTTGCTGACATCTCAGGCAATGTAACCACTGTGGCTGGCATTGAAAGTGATGTGACCACTGTAGCTGGTGACTCAACAGAAATTGTTGCTCTTGCGGCTAAAACAACAGAGCTTGGTTTGTTGGGCACAACTGCTGTCATTGCAGACTTAAATACACTGGCTACGTCAGCTATTGTCACTGACCTTGATTTGCTGGCTGATGTTAAGAACGACATTGATTCATTGGGCGATATTGTAAGTGATATTACAACAGTATCTGGTATCAACGCCAACGTAACCACGGTTGCTGGCATTCAAGCTAATGTGACTACCGTTGCAAACAATGATGCCAATGTGACCACAGTTGCTGACAACGATGCGAACATCACAACCGTTGCTGACAATGATGCAGATATCTCGACTGTTGCCACAAACATTGCAGATGTGACTGCAGCAGCAGACGCGATAACAGAAATCACTAGCTTCAATGATATCTTCAGTGTTGGCGCTTCTGCTCCTTCATCACCAAGCAACGGTGATTTGTGGTATGACACGGGCAATTCAAAGCTGAAAGTATATGTGACTAACAGCTTTCAAGATGCCGGTGCTTATCTGCAGGGGCTGACAAGCAAGCACATCTTTACCGCCACTGCATCGCAGACAGATTTTGCGACTGACGATGACAGCAACACGATGAGCATCTATGCCAATGGCAATACTCTTGTGTTTAAGAACGGCGTGCGTTTGATTGAGGGCACATCATCAACAAACGATTATTATATTGACGGCAACACAATCAAGCTGAACGAGGCTTGTGGTGCTGGTGATGTTATTCTGGCTGAAGTGTTTACAAAGGTGTCAACTACACAAGAGACATCTCTGAATGCTCTTGTTACGACAGCACAGGGGCATGCAAACACAGCATCGACACATGCCACAACTGCAACAACCAAAGCCTCAGAGGCTTCAACTTCTGCCACAAATGCAGCAACCAGCGAGACTAATGCAGCCACCTCAGAAACCAACGCCGGAACTTCTGAGACAAACGCTGCAACCTCTGAGTCAAATGCCGCGACCAGCGCCAGCAATGCCGCAACAAGCGCCACCAATGCTGCTGCAAGCGCAGCTGCGGCGCAGGCTGCTGCTAACACAGAGATAAGCAGTGACACATCACCAGAGCTTGGCGCTAATTTGGATGTTGTGACGCACTCAATTGTTAGCTCGTCAAACAGAGACATCAACATTACACCCAATGGAACTGGCGCTGTTGTTATTGACGGGCTGTCTCATCCAACATCAGACGGCACAAATGGTCAGTATTTGCAGACAGATGGTTCTGGCAACTTGTCATTCTCAACTGTCAGCACACCAACATTGAGCAGCCTTGGCTTGGACAATCATGACCAAGTGTCTGTCAACTCAAGCGGTGACATCGCCATGGGTACATCAGAGATAAACTTTGGAACAAATGGCTGGTCAATTGAGATAAGCAGCACTGACCTTGTATTCAAATACAACGGCACAGCAAAGATTAAGTTCGCTTCTGATGGCGAGATTGTAACCGTGGATGATGTAACAGCATTTGGAACAATATAATGGCGACAACTAAAGCACTGAAAATGGCGAACCTTATCGACAACAGCGGTGATGTTAAGTCAGGCGCATTGGATAACGTGGCTGCATTCCCCTCTGGTTGGAGCGCATCGCTTGATGGCTCTGACATGGTGTTTATCTACAATAGCACCGAGGTTTTTAAGATAACAACAGCAGGCGCTGTCATCGCCAAAGATGATGTGACTGCATTCGGCACACCATAAGGAGTTAAGCATGGCAGTTCCAACTGGCTCGGCAAGCATGAGTGACATCCGTTCTGAATGGGATAGAACAGGCTCTATCTCAATGTCAGAAATGTATCGTGGTGGCACTTACGTTAAATCGAAAGCATCTGATAATACCGCAGATAATCTGGCGGCTGATGTTCCAACAAGCGGCGCAATATCAGTAGATAATTTTCGTGGAGAAGCAAAAGGGTTTCGCAAAACTTTTACGGCTACGGCAACAGACCAAAGCGCTTCAACTATCTTCGGTGATGATTATGATTTGGACTATCCAAAAGAAATCGTTATCGACAGTGGTGTTGAGCTTGGCGCAACAAGCACATCAGAAGAAGCTCTCGAGGTTGAGTCTGGGTTGGCTGGTGGCCTAACGATCACAAACAATGGAACATTGACAGGTGCAGGCGGCGCGGCTGGGTCTGATGGCGGCGATGCATTTGAAGCTGCTGCTTCTTGCACGTTTGTAAACAACGGCACGGTTCGTGCTGGCGGCGGTGGTGGCGGCACTGGCGGTACTGGCGGCAACGGTTCGGTAACTTCAACCACATATTATGGCGCATCTGAATACGCTAGTGCCAGTGGTTGTCAGGGTGTAGGTGGCGGCTGCTGTGGTGTTATTCAGTATTATGGCTGGGGCAAGCGTTGTTACTGCTGCTCATCATCAAGCACTACTTATTATGGTGGTTCAGGTGGTTCAGGCGGAGTTGGTGCTGGTTACAACCAGTCAGCCGGTACAGGCTCTAGTGGCTCTGGAGGCGGCTCTAACGCTGGCTCTGGTGGGTCTGGCGGGGCTGGTGGTACTTTTGGCGCTTCTGGCACAGCGGGCAGTAATGGCGGCAACGGCAATTCAACTAACGGCTCGTCAGGCGGTTCGGCTGGCGCTGCCGGCAAGTATTTGCGTGGCTCATCTTTTGTAACATTCACCAACAATGGAACGGTTCAAGGGGGTACTGCTTGAGTTGTTCTGGTAGAGGTTGCCGTGAGTGTGCTGAACGTCATCATCAAGCAACATGCGGCAAGCAAGTTGATGATGGTCGAAACACAATGTCTGCTGACGAGCGGTATGAGATTTGTGAAAGCTGTGAGTTTTTTCGTAAGTCTTTGCGTCAATGCAAAAAGTGTCTTTGTTTCATGCCAGCAAAGGTACTGCTTAACTTCGCACAATGTCCACTAAGGAGGTGGCAATGAGTTTAGTTTATACAATCGAAGACATCACAGATGGTGTCGCTACATTAAGATATGCTGATGGTTCATGGGCAGAGATTATTCTTACCTCAGATATGACTGAGGCGGATATCAATGACATGGCTTATCAGTTCCGCAAAAAAACTGGTGAAGCGCCGACATTCATTGCAGAAGGTCAGCAACGCACAGCAGCGGAAAAGCCTATCGAGGATAATTCAACAACAGCACCAGCTTGGTTGAGCGCTCGTCTTGAGGCTTACGGCTCTTTGGAATCTCAAATTGAATACATCACAGAGAACGGCTTGTCTGCGTGGCAGACGCACGTTGCTCAGATCAAGACTGACAATCCAAAGCCAGCAGATGATTAAGATTGGTTATTATCATCCTGAGGATAACAAAAGCCCTGATGAATTTCTGATGGGCTGCACGCCTGAGCGTGTGCCGCAAAGTGACAGTGATTTCCTCAGACGATGCCCATCAACATCTGTTTACAGAAAGAACACCTTTGTTGTTCGCGCTCCATACACCCTTGAGTTTGAGGTGGAGAGCGATGGCAAAGGTCAGTATCAGTGGCAGATAGATATGGAATCTACCACGCTTGCAATGAGCCCCAATGGTGAGGTCAACCCACAAGGCGTGTTGAACTTCACGCCGGATGGTTTGTCTGTGCAAACAAGGCCATGCCCAAACTATTCGTATGTTTCAGATACCAAGGGCGTTATCTTGTTGCAACACATGGCTCTGCCATCCAAGAACCCGCCCATTATCAATGGCATGATTGATATTTATAAATGGCCTGACCGTGCGCTCAGTGTTGGTTACGAGTTACCAGTTGGGAAAACATCTTTCTCAATCAAGAAAGGTGAGCCTTGGTATTTCATTACCTTTATTACACCAGAACAAGAGACTGTGAAGTTGGTAAGGCAGATAAAGCGTCACCCGTTTTTGCTGAAGTCAAACGGTAAAGACCGCATGTCAGCATTCTTTAAACTTAACTGGCGCGAGCAGTTTAATTTTTTCGGCAAGATGCGTCCGAAGAAACTTATATTGGAGTAGGTTATGGATCACAATGATGCAGCAATTGGTGTTGGCGGTATAAGCGCTCCGCTGTGGTTGCCTGCCATGAATGAGTGGGTTGCCCTTATTCTTGGCTTGTTGTCTGTTGTGTATGTCGTTATTAAGCTGTGGCGCTTGAGATGATTGTCCTCGACAATCTGCTGTCATCTCAACACTTTCATCACATATCAACATATCTGTCAGGCGAAGAACCTGATTGGTATTTTAACGGCAATCTGAGCGGCACACAAAGAGGTGCAAAGTATGGCTTTGGCAAAGGCATTGTTCATCATCAGCAAGGCATTATAAATCCGCTGTGCTGGCAGTTGGCATACCCGCCGCTGGCAATTGCAGCCGACAAGTCAAACATGCAGATAGACCATGTTTATTCTGTATTCATGACATTGCCGATGCCATACCCACCTAATCCATTGCAGCAGAAGCATGTGGATTTAGATATCGAGCACACTGTCTTTTTGTTTTACCTGACAACGCACGATGAAGAGAGCGCGGCCACCATGTTCTTTGAGGGAGATGAGGTTGTTGAACGTGTGCAACCTGTTGCCAATCGAGGTATTATATTCGATGGCAACCTTATGCATGCTGGTGGTGTGCCGATTTATGACAGAAGAATCATCTTGAATTATGATTTCAAAATGTGCGTTTCGTAATGCAGATGTGCAGTCTATGGTCTGAGCATGTGGCAAGCAATCATATCCCCAATCGCATCCATCGCTTCATCTTGGGTTGAGTCCAAGGTCGAGACATCCAAGGCTAAAGCTGCTGTTGCCAAGCGTGTTGCTGCTGGCGAACAAGAGTGGAATCTTGAGCAAGCGAAGAACTCTTCATCAAGCTGGAAAGACGAGTGGTTGACGCTGCTGATTAGCGTGCCATTAATTTTAGCTTTTACTGGTCATGAAGATATTGTTGAGCGTGGTTTTGCTGCGCTTGAAACCATGCCGGATTTTTACAAGACTGCGGTTGGCGTTGTATTCGCTGCCTCGTTTGGCGTGCAGAAACTGACACAGATGTTTAAAAAATGAACCAATCCAAATTCCTTGACCTTGTGTCTAAACATGAGGGTCTTCGTTTAGATATGTATCACGATACAGTTGGCGTGCCGACAATTGGTTACGGCCACAATTTATTGCAACCGATATCAACGGCTGCAGCAATGTTAATTCTGGAAGATGATATTGAGATTGTGTTTCAAGAATTAGATGAACGTCTGTACTGGTGGAGAGATTTACCAGAGCCAGCGCAGATGGTTGTTGCATCGATGGTATTCAACATGGGTTATCCTCGCTTCTCACGTTTTAAGAAATTTATTTCAGCGTTGGAAGACAGGCATTGGGACTTGGCAGCGTATGAGATGGAAGACTCGTTGTGGTTTCAGCAAGTGGGTAATCGCGGGAAGGAGTTACGCGACATGATGTTGGAATGCAATTGACTCGAAACAAAAGCAGGCTCTTGAAGCCTATGAATCCTTTGGCAGTGTGCGCGCTGCTGCAGAAGCTCTCGGTATATCAAAATCAGAAGCGCAACGCAGAATAAAAGCTGCAGAGCAAAACGTAGATTACGAACTGCCGCAGATACCTGACGATGATATGCCAGTTGATATGCTGGTTGAGCACCTCACTCAACGCTTTGCCAAGCGCAAAGAGCATAAAGAAGCGACCAAGTGGTACACGATTAAGATGAAGTC